TTCTGTAGAAAATTTAAAATTCTTTAAGTCATTCTCATCAATACCACGTTCTTTTAAAATAGCATTAACATTATCTAGACCTTTACCAGTACCATAAAATCCTGGGGTGTCACCAAATAAATTTGCTATTTCTGTACCATGTTGTTGTTCTACCATACTATAATCAGATTTAAATAACTTCATTTCTTTTTCATGAGCAGGTTTAATATTAGTTTCAAAATTTATACCAGCAGCTTTAATAACTTCTAGTCTAGCATTATCTTTAGATTCTTTATCCTTAATAGCAGCACCGAGATATCCTGTTGCTATACCCTGTGCCATTCTTCCAAAATTTATTCCCATTATGCTATCTCCTCTTCTTGTGGTTGTGGAGCCATTAATCCTTTTTGCCCTGGAAGATCTTTAATATCTTTTTTAAGACCTTCAGATGCTTTTGTAAATTCTTCTTGTTTATTTCCTACATCCATAATAGCTTTCATTTCATTTTTATTAGTTAAATCTTGCATAGATATTTTAAATTTTTTAACACCAGCTGTAATGCCTACTGTTGCTATCATTTTCATAATAGGTTCTGTAATTAAAAATGCTAAATCGGGACTCCACTTACCTTCTGTAAATCCACTGAATACTATAATTCTACCAATAGCTTCTACAGGTATACCTGAGTCTAGCATTGCAATTACTTGTTCTGCAAATTGAGGTTGTGTTATTTTATCCCAAACAAATTCTGTAGCTTCTTGGCTATCTGTGTATTGAGGTGGATGTTCCCAAGGGTAATTACCTGGTTTATCAGTTAGACCCTGACCAGGAACTGGTGCGTCAAAAGGGTTATTAGGTGCTTTCTTAAATTGATCCATATGTCTCCTTATCCAAACATTTCATCTTTATTTTTAAACCATCTACCTAGACGATTATCCCATTCGTATCTTAATTGATCTGCATCTGCAGTTTTAATACTACTGTTTTTACCAGCACTATCAGACTTTTCAAATCCCATTTGACCTCCGCTAAAAGAAGGTGCAGTTACAGAAGTATCTTGTATTTGAAAATCTCCTCCACTTCCTCCTCCGCTACCTTTACCCATTAAACTACCTACTGCTCTGCTAGCAAATTTACCAGCTGTTGGTCCTAAATACTTACTTGCAACAAAACCTGTTGCTGCTACTGCTGCTCCTTTAAATATATTCTTTAAACTAAATCCCATTATTTCTCCTATAATCCTTGTAGTACATCAAATCCAAATTTACCTATCATTTGATACATAGAATCTTTAGATGATTGATCTTGTAAATCTACTGCTGTAGATCTTTCAAGTGCAGCCATTGCTAAATTATGATTTCTATTTGATGCGTTTTCAGATGCAGTATTAACCCATGAAGCTTCGTCTCTCCATTGTTGCCATGCTGCTGACATTGCCCAATTAGATAGTCCTAATAAATTCTGTGCATTAGCTTGGTTAGTTGCATTAACTGCTGCAGTATTTGCAGTGTTGATACCTCTTCTCCAAACTACATTTGATTGGTCTATTTCTCTTTGATTGTTAACGTTAAATTGATCTCTTTGATTATCTATTGTAGCATTAAACTGATTAATAGAAGATTCTCTTTCTGCATTAGCCTGTTGAACTGCTACTGAATTTTGTGCATTTAATGATGATATTTTATTTGTCTCACTGTTTGCATACTTACCCATTGCATCTGCTCTAGCTGCATTTTGTTCAGCCATTTGACTACTCATACTATCATAAAATTGATTAACTTGATTTTGACTAGTAGCATTAAATTGAAATGCTGCATTAGCTGCCGCTTGATCTGATAATAAAAATGATTGTCTAGTATTTAAATTTTGTAAACTAGCTTGTTGATTGTTAGACAAGTTAGCCATATCCAGTTGTAAATAAGCTTGAGCATTTGTAATTGCAGCTTGCTGATTGTTTGCAAGATTCTGAAATATCATTTGCTTATAAGTATCTGCATCTGCTTTAGCAATAGGTATAGCAGAGTTCATTATACCTTCGGCTAATGCTTCAGCTGCCATAGAACTTTGACTCATCCCTCTATTAGCCATAGCTGCTTCAGTTGCTTTAGCTGCACCTCTAGCCCATACTGGTAAAGGATCTCCTGCTGCTACTGCTGTCTCAACATCACTTTGTAAACTTGCTAACTGCCCTCTAACTGTAGAGTCAGTAGACACTGCCCCTGTTTGAGCAGTTACTGGTGCTGATACTGTACCTTGTGCTGCAGCCATAGTAGGAGTTGCTGATGCTACTCCAGCTTGTGTATACACATTTGTTGCTTGAGTTGTAGGTACTGTAGTTGTTGCCGCTGTGGGTGCTGCCGCTCCAGTTATTGTAGGTGTTGCTGTAGCTGTAGGCGTAGCTGCTGCTACTGTCCCACTAACTCCTGCAGTACTCATTAATTCATTTGTAGCTACATTCTGTAATTGTGGAGATATAGTAGTCCCCGTAGGCATAGTAGGATTAGCTACTATAGATTCAATCAATGAAGTAGCTTTACTTGCTGTAGTCTGATTGCTAGACGTAGGCTTAACTGAGCCTGTCTGCAACTTAACTGTATCTACTGTCTCTGCCATGTTTATCTTCCTTGTCCGTTATATTTTTTAAATGTTGAACTTTTGTTTAAACTTTTACGATGTCTTCTAGGTCTCTTTGGTGGTTTGTCTCTTTTTATATAGTGAGTAAAATTTTGTTGTGCCATTAAGGTTTAGTTGGATAAGTAGCGTCTGTACATTTAGCTACTGTATCTTTACCATCTGGTAAATCTCTTAGAGCTTGTCTGTAAGTTCTCATGTCAGATGATATAGCATTACCTTTTTCAAGTTCTGATACAATTTCCCAATCATACGCTTTTAAAAGACCATCTCTTTTTTGTCTTAAATTTTCTAATGCTCTTGCTGGTGCAGCGGCTAATACAGCTGCTTCTTCATTGTCTCTAGCAGTTTCTTCAGCTGCTGTGAATTGTACGTTAGTTCCATTTATATTATGAAATCTTGGCATAATTTATTCCTTGTTAGTTGTGATTGTTAATTGTTAAGCGATACCGTAGAGGCAAATATCTCCAGCATCTATGTTGCCAGAACTCATCTTGAATTGTATTTCGTCAATAGCAGCAGTTGTATTAAAATATCCAGCTATAAGCATATTCCATGAGTAAGCACTATTAAGAACAAATTGGTTTCTTGACATAAAATGTTTTACAAAAACTGTAGAACTTGGGTTAAATAAATGTAAAGAACCACCACCATTACTGTCATTATCATTATCCATATAAGGCATTAATATTTGAAATGCTGTTCCTTGTGCTTGGTCACTTCCTGAACCATAACTCAAATTTGTTGATCCACTTTCACTATGATAAGTTCTAAATGCTGTTGAGGTAATTGTTTCATTATATCCACTTCCTCCACTAACATTTCCTTGAAATGTAAAAGATGCATCATCACTTGCTGGGTGTATATTCTTAAATGTAAATACATATTCCTTATAAGTATCATCTAGCACCACACCATCAGAGCCATCAACAAAAGATAAAGTAGCAGAACTAGAAGCTGTTAGCTTTTTAATAAATGTCATATTACCACCAAAACCAGCAGACATACTTCCAGCATCAAATATTGTTGTAGCAGCACTAATTAAACCCATCTATCCTCCAATTCCATATAATTTTATTACTCCACTATCTATGTTTCCTGATGACATTTTAAATTGTATTTCGTCAATAGCTGATGTTGTGTTTATATATCCAGCTATTTTCCAATTAACTGAAAGACCACCATTATAAGAGGTATTTGAATCTCCTATAAAGTGTTTTACAAAAGTTGTTGATGACGGATTAAATAATTGTAAAGTTCCAGATATAGAATCATCAGCAGAATTACTAAGACCATCATTAAATTGTTGAAAAGCTGTACCTTGTGCTTGATCTCTTGCAGCAGAATATTCTAATCCAGCACCACTATTATTTTCATTTTGATAAGCATCAAAAGCTGTACTTGTAATAGTTTCATTATACCCACTTGCACCGACAGCGTTTGTTTGAAAACTAAACTGTACAGCATTAGTAGCTGGGTGCATATTAATAAACTTAAATACATAGCTGTCATAAGTATCATCTAAGACTACGGAAGCTGCACCATCTACGAATGATAAGGTAGCACTACTTGAAGCAGTTAAAGTTTTAATTAAAGTCATTTTACCAGTTGGTACTCCAGCACCTAAAGCACCAGCATCTATTAAAGTTGTTCCATTTGATACTACAGCCATTATGAATCCTTTATTCCGTAGAGTTTAATTTTACCAGAATCTATGTTTCCTGATGACATTTTAAATTGTACTCTTGTTAATGCTGTTGTTGTATTAACATACCCAGCTATGAAATTATTCATGG